CTTATCGCGGCCTTGGAGACCCCAGGGCCGGGGACGTTGATCCATCCATACCTCGGATCGTTGACCGTTTCCGTGTTGGAAGTGCGCGGGCCGCGTGAGAGCACACGCGAAGGTGGCTCGGCTCGGTTTACGATCACCGTCGTAGAATCCGGCGAAGCACTGTTTCCAGCCGCCATAGTCGATACTGCCCAATCGGTACAAGATAAAGCCGATGGGGCCGGCGGCGCCATATGCGATAGCTTCGGCGGCACCTTCAACGCCACCGATGGCCCGGCCTTTGTCTTCGAACATTCCAAGACGCTCATCGCCAAGGTGACCGATCAGCTCGATGCGTTGAGGCGGCAAACGCCCGGCGTGCCATCTAAAATTACCCAATACGTGGCCGATCTGAAGGACTTTTCAGCCTCCGTGGAGTCTTTGATCCGCACGCCCGCCGATTTGGCGGTGCAGATCTATGGCCTGATCGCCGACCTGGCCCGACTGCCGGATAGACCCATCCGGGCGCTCAACGCCTATCGTCCCCTCTGGGATGCCCTCTCACGTGAGCCCGACATCGCCCGCACCACGGGAGTGCGGAGCATGCAAGCCGATAACCAGGCCGCTTTAACCAGCCTGGTGCGCCGCGCGGCGGTGACCGAAGCGGTGCGTACATCGGCGGTCATTGAATACGACAGCTACGACGACGCCGTCGCCCTGCGCGACGAGCTGGCCGCGCGCATCGACGTGGAGATCGAAACGGCCGATGACCAGTCCTATCGCGCGCTCACCGATCTGCGCGTGGCCCTGGTGCGCGACATGGCCTCCCGTGCTGCCGATCTGGCGCGTGTGGTGCGTTTTACTCCCAGTGCCACCGTTCCCGCCGTGGTTCTGGCCCACAGGCTATACGACGATCCCGGCCGCGAATCCGAAATCGTTGCCCGCAACCGCATCCGCCACCCCGGCTTTATCGTCGGCGGCACCATATTGGAGGTGCTCACCGATGCCTGATGTGGTCCTCACCGTGGGCGGCAAGCAATATGCGGGCTGGAAGGAAGTCGAGATCCGGCGCGGCATCGAACAGGTCGCCGGTACATTTGTTCTATCGGTTTCCGAGCGTTGGGCCGGTCAAAACGAAATGTGGCCGATCCGCCACGGTGAAGAGTGTACGCTCAGCGTGGACGGCGAGATCCTGATCACCGGATACGTCGATGATCTGCTGCCGTTTTTCGATGCCCAGCAGCACGGCGTCACCGTCGTCGGCCGCGACAAAACCGGCGACCTGGTGGATTGCAGCGCCGTCTCTAACAGCGGCCAATGGCAAGGGCGCACGTTATTGCAGGTGGCCCAAGATATCGCCAAACCCTTCGAGATTGCCGTGCGGGCCGAAACCGATGTCGGCAAGCCATTTACAACCGCCGCCCTCCAGGAAGGCGAAACCGCCTTCGAAGCACTGGAACGTGCCGCCCGCATGCGTGGAGTACTCCTGATCTCCGATGCCCGTGGCGGCCTGAGTATCGCCCGTGCGGGCGCGGAACGCATCGCCACGGCATTGGCCCAGGGAGAGAACATCCTGAGCGCGCGCGCCAGCTTCTCCATGCGCGACCGCTACAGCAGTTATATCTGCAAGGGACAGAATATCGGCTTTGACGAAAGCACGCCGGATCAAAACGCCCAACCCAAAGGCACCGCCCAGGATACCGGTGTCCAGCGGTACCGGCCGCTGATCATCGTCGCCGAAAACGTTTCGGACGCCAAAGGGTTGAAGGACCGGGCAATCTGGGAGGCCGCCGTGCGACTGGGACGCAGCGCCAGGCCCCAGATAACGGTCCAGGACTGGCGTCATACCGACGGATTATGGCTACCCAACTATCTGGTGCCGGTACGCTGCCCATATCTCTACTTGGACGCCGAAATGCTCATCGTCGCCGTCACCTACCGGCTTAACGATAACGGTACCACCGCCGAGATCGAACTCTGCCGCCCGGAAGCGTTTAAAATGCTGCCGACACCGTAAGCATCTGGAGATGGCCTATGGAACTAAACCGCTCGGTGGCAAAGTTGATGGCTCCCATCGCCCGCCGTGTGCGCCTGTTGGCGCGCCGGGGCATCGTCAAGATCGTCCATGACGACCGGAAGATGCAAGAGCTGCAACTGGCCATCTTCTCCGACGAGGTGCGCGACGGCGTCGAAAGGTTCCAGAACTACGGCGTTACTTCTCACCCACATCCCGGAGCCGAGGCGATTGTGCTGGCGCTCTCCGGCAGCACGGAACATTCGGTGGCCATCGTCGTGGATGACCGTCGTTACCGGATCACCAACATCGCACCCGGAGAGGTGGCCATCTATACCGACGAAGGCGATTTCATTCATCTGAAACGCGGCCGTCTGATACACGTATCCACCGGCGGTAAACTGCTGGTGGACGCCGCCAATGAGGTGGAGATCAACACAGCGGCAGTTAAGATCAACGCTTCGACATCAGTGGAAGTAAATACTCCGGTAGCCACTATCAACGCTTCGACCAAGGCGGACATCGTCACCCTGGCCGCCACGGTACGCGCACCGGCGATCCTACTCGACGGCAATGTGCAGATCACCGGCACGCTGGGTGTGGCTCAGGCGATCACCGGGCAAGGCATCTCGGCCGGCGCTGGGATCATCCACGCCAACAATGACGTGATCGACGGCGTGCGCAGTATGAAACAGGATCGCGCGATCTACAACAGCCACACCCACAACGATCCCCAGGGCGGCGCGGTGGGCGTGCCAAACCAGCAGCAGTAGTGACGCATTATGGATATTCAGATCGCATTTAACGGATCGATCTTCGACTTTGTCCTTGCAGGCGCCGATCTGGCCACCGATGCAGGGCTGCAAACTGCTGTGGTCATCAGCCTCTTTACGGATCGCCGGGCCGATGCGGGTGACGAACTGCCCGACGGTACCACCGACCGGCGCGGCTGGTGGCCCGATACGTTGGGAGAGCAGACCGACCGAATCGGAAGCAAATTATGGCTGTTGTCGCGCGCCAAACAAACTCAGGAAACGGCCCTCCGCGCGGAGAACTACGCCCGCGAAGCGTTGCAGTGGCTGGTGTCCGATGGCATCGCCAAAACTGTCACGGTGGCGGCGGATTGGGTCGCCCAAGGCGTCTTGCGGCTGCAAGGCACCATCGAACGTCCGGATGGAAGCTTTTTGACCTTCGTTTACGACAACCTTTGGGAGGCCATGCATGCTGTTTAAACGCCCGACCTTGGCTGAGCTGATCGGCCGCATCGCCGCCGATATCGAAAGCCGCCTGCCCGGTGCCGATGCCCGCTTGCGGCGCAATGTGCTCAATGTATTGGCCCGCGCCCAGGCCGGTGCGGCCCATGAACTGCACGGCCATATCGCCTGGTTATCCAACCAGGTGATCTACGACACCGCCGAGGATGAAATCCTGGAGCGTTGGGCTTCCATTTGGGGCATCACACGCAAGCCTGCCGCCGCCGCCAAAGGGTCGGTGGTTTGCTCCGGTACCACCGGCTCCGTGATCCTTACCGGTACGCTGTTCCAGCGCTCCGACGGCGCCGAGTTTACTACCGACCTCGAAGCCACCTTGGTGGCCGGATCAGCCACGTTGGCGGTCACCGCCGTCGTTCCCGGCACGGTCGGGAATAGCGAACCCGCCAGCAGTCTCACGTTGGTCAATCCCATCGCGGGGGTCAATTCCACCGCCACGGTGGCCGCGGAAGGCATCGCCGGTGGAACGGATGTGGAAGATTATGACAGCCTGCGCGCCCGTCTTTTGGCCCGCATCCAGCAACCGCCCCACGGCGGTACGGCCTCGGACTATGTGATGTGGGCTCTGGAGGTTCCGGGCGTAACCAGAGCCTGGGTGTATCCGCACTATACCGGCATCGGTACCGTCGGCGTGTTCATCGTCAACGACGATGCCGATCCGATCATTCCGGACACCGTCACCATACAGGCTGCCCAGGCCCACATCGACGCCCGCCGGCCGGTCACCGCCCAGGTAACGGTTTATGCACCTATAGCCGCGCCGCTCCCGCTGACCATTGCGGTGGTGCCTAATTCCGCCGCAGTTAGACTGGCGGTGACGGAGGCTGTCCGCGATTATCTCGCGCGTGAGGCGATACCCGGCGGAACGATCAATTTATCGCGGCTCCGTGAAGCTATCAGTGCCGCCGACGGCGAATTATCGCATACACTGACGGCGCCTACCGCCGACGTCACACATCCCGTCGGCCATCTTGCCACCATAGGAGTAATCACATGGGCATAGCTGTCACCGGATACCTATCCATGTTGCAGGCTTTACTCCCTCCGGGAGCGGCCTGGACCCGTGAAACCGGCGCCACCTTGACTCGGCTATTGGAGGGGTTAGCCGAAGAGTTGGCCCGCATAGACGCGCGCTGCGCGGATCTCCTGCGTGAAGCCGACCCCCGCACCACCGCCGAATTGATCTCCGAGTGGGAACGCATTACCGGCCTGCCCGACCCCTGCACCGGCCCCTATGACACCTTGCAGGAGCGGCGCAGCGCCATCGTCTCACAGCTCACCGACGCCGGTGGGCAATCCCCGGCCTATTTCATCGCCCTCGCTCTGACCCTGGGCTACACGATCACCGTCGAAGATGGCTTCCAGCCGTTTCGCGTGGGGCTTAACTCAGTCGGAGATGCCCTCAATGGTGCCGACTGGGCGTATGTCTGGCGCGTCAACGCGCCCGAAACCACCGTCCGCACCTTCGCGGTGGGCCAAAGCACCGTGGGGGAGCAGCTCCGTACCTGGGGCAACGAGCTATTGGAATGTGTTCTAACCCGCCGCAAGCCGGCGCATACCCATATTCTTTTTTCTTACGGAGGATAAACCATGCATCGTATCGATCACCCCACCGCCGCACCCGGAAATCTTTTTACCGAAGGTGATCCGCTATCCGGCACCCCCGCCACCGTCGTCACCGACGACTGGGCCAATGCGGTTCAGGAAGAGATCGTTGCGTTGATCGAGGGCGCCGGGCTGACTTTGAACAAAGCAAGCAATACCCAGCTTCTGACGGCGATTCTTTCCGGGGCGTTAACGCTCCTGAATAAAACCCTCACCAGCCCCACGATTAACGGGACCGGCACGATGTCCGGCATGACCTCGACGGATGGTTTTCGGGCTACCGGGGCGCCTATATCCGGCGGCAGCAATAACCCAAATATTTCAATTTTCAACGGCGTGCCGGGAACAAAAGAAACCTATTTTTTGGGTGGCGAATATCAGACATTGGCCGATACCGCCGCCTTTATCGCCCGGTCAAAAGATCACTCCACCCAGTCTGGACAGGCTTCCATCTTTACATCCAATGCCGGCGCGGCAGTGGTGGCATTGCAGGCGGCGGCAAATGGTATAGTAAACCTGCCCGTCGGATTGCAGATTGGGGGGGTGGGGCAACCGAACCTCGGTTCCCTGACGGCCTCGCCGGCACAGCTTAATGCTTTAGTTAATGGCATGCTGGCCTCGGTTGAAAATGCCTCTTCCGACACACAAACCGCAGCGGTTACAACTACAGGATCAACTGATGTACTGACCTTAACCACCGCTGGGAATGTGGTAGCCGGGGATGTTGGTATCATTACCGTGGACTTCCAGGCACAGACCCTTGGCGCGGCGACTGGACAGTTTCAGATTGGGCCACGGCTGCAATCGTCCGGTGTTAACTTTGTTGGGCTTGGGTCCGGCGTTGAATGGGGGCAGTCATCAAATTATGAAGTGGCCATTTACGGCAACATGGGCCAAAATTTCTCAATAACTCTGCCCTTTAGGATTACCACAACGGGAACGGCCAGGACTTTTACTCTGCGCCGATATGTGGCCATGATGCCCGGTGGGGGGTCTGTGGTGTCACGATTTCACTCTATGTCGCTCAGATGGCTATATAAGCAATAATGCGCATACTGATAAATGAATAACTTCCAATACGAACCATCCATTATCGCCCGCTGGCTGTTCGCCTCCGGGGCGCTCGGCGTTGACTCGGTCGGTGCTAATACGCTTACCGTGGTCAACGCCCCCGCGTCCGTGGCCGGTCCACGTGCGGAAATCGCCGGCGTCGATATGGAGTACGATTCCGGGCAGTATTTCGAGATCGCCGACGCCAATTGCGACGGGTTGCCGCTTCTTCCCGGCAGCTCACCGACTACGTTTTCCATTTTATTCCCGTTCCGATTCGAGAGCTACGCCGCGCTCCGTTATATTATTGGAAGATATAAGTTCGACACCAATCAACGGTCATTTCTCGCATCGGTAAATACTTCCAGACAGCTCCAGGTCACTGTCGGAACGGACGGCCTGGCTAAAGTCGATTTCGCCCACGCCAGCACATTGTCCACCAATACCTGGTACCTCGCTTGCGTTTCGTATCAATATGTCGGCGTCGGCAACCAGAACGTCGTTCGAATTCGGATACTCTCTTCGTCTCTGGCTCAGGTGGGCACCGATCTAATCTCCACCACCGCGCCGGTGATCTACATCCCCCCGGCCGGGTCGGGAAGCATTTGGAGAATCGGAGCAAATGGCAACGTCACTGTGGGAGGGTTCTACGATGGTGTGCTCGCCGAAATGGTTTTTGCGAGCCGTATTTTTACGACCACCGAGAGCGACGCGATCCTTGCCGGAACGTTCGGCCAAGGGGTGCCGGAGCCGGTGGATTTGGACAGCTCCTTCGAGTGCGGGAATGGGATTAAAGCCGCCACATTTGAATCTCCCACCGGCACCTACAATGTGATCTGCGAATGCGATCCCAGCCCGGCTCCGACTTCATGGTGCGATTGGTTTTACTTCCGTTTGTCAAACGTCAACGGTCTGGCGCCTATAATCCGCGTCGATTTCAACGGCGATCGGACCGGCGGGCCGTACTGGACCGGCACCCACAGCGCGATCCGGCCCGTTTGGTCCCACGATCAGGTCACGTGGAATCGGCTATCTTCCATCAACTCTTATTCCGGCGATATACTCCAGTTCACGCTGCCGACGATGGCACAAAATACCGTCTACGTGGCGATGGACATTCCGGCTCTTTACTCTGGTCTGGTGTCCGATATAGCTACATGGGACTCCTCTCCCTACTGCTCGGCCCAGGCGCTGAGTTATTCGGGGATCACCGGATCGCAGGGTGGACGGAATATCTACTACCTGCGGATCGAGGATTCTGGCTCCAGCTACACCAACAAATTTCAGACGATAATTACCGCCCGCACCCACCCCGGCGAACCCCAGGCGGGCTGGCATATGAGGGGAATGATTGACTGGATTTTAGGAAGTGATCCGGTTGCGGTGGCCTTACGAGAACGCTCCATCCTTCACATTTTCCCTTGCGTGAACCCGGATGGAGTCGTTGGAGGAAGGCTGCGGTCTTTCAATTCGGGGCTCGATGGCAATCGTGGTTATGATGTAACGGGGCCAAATAGCAGCACGGAACCGCCGGAAGTATTTCTGATCCACTCCAAGATCGCCGAGATTCAGGCCGGTGTGGCCTTTGCGATAGATTTGCATTCGAATAACTACGATTCGCCGCGCATCGTCTACGATGCGACCAACGACACCTGGCTGCCTGCGGACCTGGCCGCCATCGTCTCGGCCCTCAACTCTCGCGATGCATCCAATTACTACTACGACGCCGCGTATAATATGGTTTTGGATTACGTCAATGGGTTCAGGGGAGGTCTACGTTACCAGTTCGGTATCGATGTGGCCGGCATCGAGGGCGGTATTTATGATGACGAGTCCGGCGCCTACCCTACCGCTGCCCAGCGCGAGGCGGCCGGGGCCGTTTTCCTGCGGGCGTGGATTGAGACGTTCGAAGAGGCAATTGCCGGTTCAACGGTACAATTTACCGCCAGCATCGCATGCACCGCTGTCACCCCGGACGCTGCTCTGACCGTTGACCGGGGGTTATTCGCTGCGGTGTCGGCCGGAACGATTACTCCCGACGCCGCCCTTCAAATCGAGCGGGCGCTGTCCGCCCTGGCCGCCGTGACCAGTTCGACGCCCGATGCTGCTCTGCTGATCGGGAGCATTGCCTTAATCGCTTCGATCAATGCCGTCGCAGTCACCCCGGACGCTACGTTATCCGTCAACCGTGGATTAGCTGCTGCGGTATCGGCCGGAATGATTACGCCCGACGCCGTCCTTCAAATCGAACGGGCGCTGTCCGCCCTGGCCGCCGTGACCAGTTCGACGCCCGATACTGCTCTGCTGATCGGGAGCATTGCCTTAATCGCTTCGATCAATGCCGTCGCCGGCACCCCGGACGCCACATTATCCGTCAACCGTGGATTATCTGCTGCGGTATCGGCCGGAACGATTACGCCGGACGCGGCCCTTCAAATCGAGCGGGCGCTGTCCGCCCTGGCCGCCGTGACCAGTTCGACGCCCGATGCCGCCCTGTTGATCGGTAGTATTACGTTACTTGCTTCGATTAATGCCGTCGCCGGCACTCTGGATGCCGCGTTAACCGTTGATCGTGGATTATCCGCTGCGGTGCCGGTGGGAGCGGTCACATCGGACGTGACCCTTCAGATCGAGCGTCTGTTATCAACCCTGATCACCGTGGCCTGTTCGACACCCGATGCCGCACTATTGGTCGCAAAGCTCGGCCAGATCATAGACGCCACATTGTACTCGATGTCCATTCGACGCGGAATGGTATCAAAAACCACCCAACGTACGGTCGTGCCTATTTAATAAGGAGCAGCTATGCCTGGAACAATCAGCGATTATTTGGAGAACTCTCTTTTAAATCACCTATTCAACGCCTCATGGACCCCGCCGGCTGCGGTCTATCTGGCCCTGGGAACAGGAGTGACCGACGCGGTGCTCTCCGGAGAGCCGGTCGGTAATGGATACGCCCGCAAGCCCATTGTTTTTAATGCCGCCGCCTCTCGACAGGTGGCTCAGAATGGTGATTTGGTTTTTGGCCCGGTTGGGCCATCCGCCTGGGGTACCCTGACCCACTGGGCAATTTATGATGCCTTAACCGGTGGCAATTGCCTGGCCACAGGCCAATTCCTGGCCGGTAAGGATTGTTCGGTCGGTCGCAGCCCAAGGGTGCCATCCGGAGAGATCCGCGTAACGTTCTCGGCGGGCGCTATATCTACCCTGTGGGCTAACCGGTTGCTGGACCGTGCATTTCGAAACGTTACCAGCGGCACGGCCAAGCCCGCCACATACGTGGCGCTGTGTACCGCGGCCCCGGTGGATGGAGACAGCGACATCAGCTCAAAGGAGCCCAGTGGCGGCAACTATGCCCGCGTGCAAGTCAACCCCAGCGGCGGCGCCAGTCCCGCATGGACGGCGGTAGCTGCCGGAGCGTTGAGCAACGCCGCCCAGATCAATTTTCCAGTACCCAGCGCCAACTGGCCCATCACCCACATGGCCATTGCCAGTGCCCTCACCGTTGGCGAATTGATCGCATACGCCGACATCCCCGACGAAACCTGTGGCGTGGGCGATCCGGTTAATTTCCCGGCCGGTGATCTCGACGTAACACTGTCGTAAGGATCAAAGATGGAAACCGTTTATATAGGTCATGATGGATCAATCGATTTGCAGCTACACGCCAATAGTCAACCCATCGACGCAGAGCAAATGCGCGCTATCACCAATATTGCCTTGGTGATCAAGGGGCAAAGATACCGCGCATCCGAGCATCCGCAGGAGTTCGATTGGGTAACGCTCGCCGCCGAGGCGGTGGTGCAGTTTAAGCTGGGAGGATTGATCTCAACGCCCGGCACCGATCTGGCCGCCGAACTGATCGTCTACGCACCCGAATACCCCAACGGGATCGTTTGGGGAACATTCTCCATAAAAGCGCAGGTAATTTAATGATAGAGGCCACCCCGTGAGAGCTGGAACTCCCACGGGGCGAAGAGCTGTGTGCAGCCCAACATCCTTACGGACGGCCTCTGCTCGGACCGAGCGGCGGCAAGCTATCAGACGTCCGTTGATTAAACAAGGAGACTGCTGAGTGAACAGCCCGATTAGCTACGTAGGTGGAAAAAGCAAGCTGGCCCAACAAATTATCGAAATGATGCCCGCCCATAAGGCATACTGCGAAGTTTTCGCCGGAGCCGCATGGGTGTTTTTCCGAAAAGAGCCCTCTAAGTGCGAAGTCATCAACGATCTGGACAGCGACCTGGTTTGCTTTTACAGGGTACTTCAACACCATCTCGAAGAGTTTTTAAAGCAGTTCAAGTGGCTGCTCGCATCCCGCGAGTGGTTCGAGGATTGGAAACGCCAACAGGTAGCCGGAGGTCTGACGGATATCCAGCGCGCGGCGAGATATTATTATCTGCAACGCCAATGTTTCGGTGGCCGCGTTAGAAGCCGAACCTACGGCGCGTCTCCAATGCATCGACCAAAGATCAACCTGGTGAGAATGGAAGAGGAGCTGTCCGAAGTCCACCTGCGGTTAACCGGCGTAACCGTTGAGCACCTAACCTGGCAGGCGTTCCTCAAATCCTACGACAAGCCAGGCACGCTGTTCTATCTCGATCCGCCCTATTATTTGGCGCCATACTACGAATACAATTTTGAATTGAAAGACTTCCAGGAACTGGCCGCCGCCTTGGCTGATCTCAAGGCTGATTTCATCCTCAGTATCAACGATCATCCGGAGATGCGAGAAACGTTCAAGGCGTTCAACCTCAAGCCTGTCGAATTGACCTATAGCGTGGCCAAAGGAAAACGGCTGAAAGGTAAAGAGTTGTTAATCACAAACCATTCTCATGGAGGTTCCGTTATCCACTAGGAAACATCCCTCCACTCAGAGCAAAAAAGCACCTGTCGATTTTATGGGAAAGAAATCGAACAGGTGTTTTACGCCCTATGGTTTGTGATTTTTTATTTTTCTGATTTAGTGTGCAAAAGTTTCTGAGATAGTGTGATTCGTTACATTTATATCTCTTTGAGCATACAAGTCAGAATTTTCAGCCGCAGATATTCTTCATCTCTCAATCCGTAAGCCCTTCTTTGAATCACTCTGATCTTGTTGTTCAGTCCTTCGACAAAACCCAATGAC